AAGCATTCGGGTCATACGCGCCGGGTGTAGTCAATTTAACCGTGTCAGTAACTCCCGACGGAACAGACCACCACTGCGCCACGGTTAGCTGAGGACGACGGTCGTTAGTGCCGTTGAGCTTAACTTGACGCTTCTGAGTATCGATAGCCAATACATCAGTGGAGCCCAAGTTGTCCGAATACGTCAACGAGTTGCCGCTCTGAAGGTCAACGATGTTGAAACCGAAAAGCGGACCTTGCACTGTGAAGATCGGGTAGGAATCAGCAGTTCCGGAGTTCGTCAAGCTCAGCGACGTGCTCGGTGAGGAGCCGTAGGTCAGTGGATAGGTCAACGGGTAGGTCATACCACCGACGTTGTTCTGAAGGCCCGCAGAAACAGACTGAGGGTCGCCATACCGTCTTGGATCAGGGCACCGGAACTGAAGAGCCCAGCGACCAGCCTGATACGCGTAGGTGCTGTCCAGTGGGATCGCACGCTTCGTCATACGGGCCTGAGAAACCAACTCTTGACCGTAGATGTTGACCCGCAGTTCGCTCGTGCTCTGCGAGACGGGACAAGCGGCCAAAAGATTCTGGTGAAGCTGCTGGAAATTGGTTCCGTAGTAGTGCCCGGAGACCTGCACAATGCGGCCAATAGAAAGCAGGTTGCCCAGGTAATCACCATGGTCTCGGGGACGCGGGCTGCTGTGGTCAACCAAATCGGGAAGGTCGATCCAGCCGCTGATGCTAGTGATTCCGTAACTCGTACCCTCACCCAGAACTAGACCATTCCACGAAACCTGGCCGTCTTGAAGGACCGTGGGCATCAGTTACTCCCCGCCATACTCGGAAGCCCGTGAACCAGAGCCCACGACAGTTCATGGGTAAGTTCGGTTACGCCTTGCCCGGAGTTCATGTTGATGTTGGCGATGTGAACAAGCGGACCATCACCACCGCGATTGTTCGGCTGAAGAGCCTGGTCTGCGCTTCCACTCCCGCGCATTCCGCCGATCATCCCACCATTGGCGTAGCCAGGCACCTTCCCGTAGTTAATTGAATCGAAGTAGCTACGACCGAACTTCGCAACCTTGTCGGCAGTGATGACGTACTCACCGTTCGAAAGCCGCGCAGGAATTGAATCCGAGGTACCAGTACCCGGTCCATAGATGTAGCCACCAGTAGCTCTTGTCTGCCGACCAGGCGCAGACGGGACGTTGGTACCAAGTCCACCGTACAAAGCGTTACGCGCTGCGGTACCGATTGCATACGCCTGGGCGCTAACCCCGTTATTGTCGAGGTTAACTGAAAGCACGATAGTCCTGCGCTGATTCATGTACGCTTCAATGATGTTGTTCGCCGCGTTCGTGTCAGCAGTAACCTGAATGTCACCGTTGGGCAGGTGGGTGACATGCAGGCCAAGAGCGGTCAGAGTCGCTTCCGCATCCTTGGTCGGGGCGTGGATAACGATGTCCTTGGAGTTCGGAACAGTCTCGACAGACTTTCCTAGTTTCTGGAAAGCGTTAGAAGAGTTGATAGCCGAAGCCATGTTCGCGGACTGAGCGTCGATTGCCTTACGGATAGCAGCAGGGGTCTTGTCGCCCATCTGATCCGCAAGTTTGACCAACTCGTCGTAAGAGGCACGCGAAGCCAGAAGATTCTGCTGGCTCGCGGGGAGTAGCGCATTCTGGGCACGGGAGTTTGCATCAGCAGCAGAAGCGGCACTGAGCATCGACTGAGCAAGTGAAATCTCTGCCGCGTTCCGCTCAATCTGAGTGGACTTACCGTTCGCCATAACCTTGTCGTAGTTACTCAAGGCTGTGGCGGTGCTGTTCTCCGCGCTCGCCAGACCAAGTTGTGCTGAGGCAGCAGACAGCGCAGCATTATTCCCTTGCATCATTTTATCGGTATACGACATAGATGCTTGAGTCAACTTAGACGTCCAGTCGGCCTGTGCTGCCTGTGCAGCGGTAAGCGAATCCGTAGCGGCCTTCGCTTGCGCAGAAGTAGCAGGGTACGTCTGAAGAACTAGGTCAAGGTTGTTCTGAGCCTTCGTAACGTCTTCCTGCTTGCGCTGGTACTCCGTCATGGCGGCACGCTGGTCGTTGTATGACTTCGTGGCGTCGCCAAGCTGCGACTTCAGGTCTGCGAGGTGCGAACTGATGCCACCATCTCCGCCACGCGCTCCACCACCAGCAGCAGCGGCGTTATACGCGTTCTGCTTTGCAGTCAGATCAGCAATTTGAGACTTCAAGTCGCTGATGTGCTTCGTTCCATCAGCGGCAGACTGACCGCCCTGGTCCTGCGCTTGCATCCACTTCAGCGTCGAGGCAGTGGCGTCACTCTGCTTCTGAGCGATGGAGGAATACATATCTCCAACGATCCCTAGACCGACACCAATCAGCGGCATGTACCCACCGAGGTTCCCAAGCACCTTGCCCAAGCCACCCATGATGCTCATGGCCTTCTCGCCCGCTTTATTACTCCCAGTCATAGACCAAGTGGCAACACCGACCTGAGTCGAAAACTTGTTCCACCCCTCGCTGGTGCCGGTAGCCAGTCGCCCAAGGAGACCAAGCTTCCCTCCCGCTCCCGATGCGGTATTTCCAGCTTCTTCAGCCACGGTGGAAAAGTTCTTCATAAGCCCAGTAACTTGACTGAGCGGCCCCTTGATGCCAACGAACAACGCGATAAGGGCAGCAATCGCGCTGAACCCAGGAATTTTGGATAGGAAATCGAGAAGGTCGAGCAGCATCTTGAGTTGACCCAGAACACCACCGCCCAGAGGCGCAAAAGACTTAACGAGATCAACGACGTCCACCACGATCTGACGCAGGACCCCGTAGAGCTTGGGTCCATTGTCCAGGCCGTACTGGATGAAGCTCTTGAACCCGTTGTTGCTCTGGATATTCTGACTGAAGGCCAGGAACTTCTCGCTCATGGACTGGAAGCCACCGGAGACCATCTTCGTCAACGGATCCACCGCAGCGGCCATGTTACCGATGCCCTGGATAAAGTTCGTAATGATATTGCCCCACTGGTTGATGAAGCCGCCAGCGTTGCTCTTCATATAATTGAAGAAGGTGTCGAACCCGCCTGTATTGATCCGACTGTTCAGAGAACCGATGAAATCATTTACGCCAGAACGGGCGGACTGAGTAACTGGTGCAAACTTATTGAGTAGTTCAGTGACAGTGATGAGGCCGTGGGTCAGGGTTACCGTGTAGTCGGTTCCGCCCAGACTTGCCCATGCGGCCTTCATCTGCTGAAGAGCGCCGACTGAGTTGTTCATCTCGGGGGTCATCCCCGCCAGAGCCTTCTGTTCCTGCTCTAGTGCCTTCCCGAGCGCTGAATTGCTGGTTGCATGTGATGCTGCTATCTGCGCCGTAGTAAGTGCGGTAGCGGCGGTGCTCGTTTGGGAATACGCGCTCTTCAGGCCCATGAAGGCAGAAGCGAGTGCAGTCACGCCCACGACAGCGACGCCCGCAGCGCCAGCAATAGCAGCAGCAGCACCACCGAGGATCTGGGGAGCGGCAAAAGCACCACCGCCGATGAGCGCGGGCCACATCTTGAAAGCATTGTCGCCCGAGCCGCCCTTGCTACCAGACGACGAGTTCGTAACATTGTTCTTCGTGTTATTAATAGTGTCGACACTGACAGTCTTGTCCCGCAGTGTGTCCAGCTTCGCCGCCAGCTTGGCGACCTTCGCATCTGCGGCGGTGGTGCTTACGTCGATCTTGGCAGTGACGTTCTTACGCCCAACTTTGTTGATTGCTTCATCGAGTCGGCTGATAGAGCCTTCAAGACGCTTGATCTCAACCTGAATAGTAGTAATCGACTTGAGAAAGGAGTCGATGTCCAGGGTCATACGTCCTGAGACGCTGTATGACGCCATGCAGACTCACCTCCAAGTCAATTGGCCTCCAAGTAAGCGATAGCCGCTCGGAGAACCGCAGTGCTGTCCTGAAGCATCCCAATGCCAGTGTTGCAACTCGCGCACAACAGGCCGCGAACCCTCAACTCTTCGTGACAATGGTCAACCACTAGCTTTGTTCTGATCTTGCAAATCTTGCATCGGCCGTCTTGCTCGGAAATCATCTCCGCAAGCTGATCGGGAGTCAGGTTGTAGCGAGACATGAGCCGGTACTCAGTCCACCACTTTTCTCCCTTGGTAGAAACTTTCCATTTTCCCTGGCTGTCAGAGACAGTACCCGGATTCAAGGCGCGGTATCTCGCGCCCCTATCACGCTGGCAGCCCCAGCATCTCCCAGTCTTCGGATTCCGCTCAACAAGTGAGTGGCCGTTCCTACAACTCGGTTCTCCTGGGGCTGCCATGATTGGCGGTTTGCTCGGTCGTCCCACAATGAGCACCATACGTCATCTTGCGCAAGGGTCATTTTAGGAGCCACCGGACATCAACCCCCTATCCCACGTCGCCTGTCTGCTACCGAACCTGAATTCGATGCAGACCTTCGTTGTGCTTGCTCTTCGAGAGCGGCCCTGACCTTCCAGAAAGCCACCCACGAGAGTAGTTCTGCATTCGACAAAGGCTGCGGAGCCCCTGTCATTAGTTCCGCGTGCGTCTTGCCTAACTTCTCAGCTAGTTGGAATTCCAGAAATAGACCCGGTTCCTCCAAGAAACCGACCCTCTTCCTCCTTGTCCTGAGCGTCCGCGTTTTCTTCATCGGTCATCTTGGACAGGCGCATGATCGCATCGAGGATCTTCTGAAGCCCGGCTGTGTTCTTCTCAAGCAGGACTTCGTACTGGTCCTCAGTGATCTTCGGGTGAACGAGACCATAGAAAATGATCCCCTTCTCAAAGACATCGGCCTGGATCTCTCGGTCCTTGCCGACCTTCTTCGTGGCAACCCGAACGACATCCTTGATCTGACGACGGGTCAGGGCCTTGACCTTGACCTCGCCATTCCACTCCGAAATCGGGATGATCTCTTCAGAAACATCATCCGTCTTCGCAATTTCCTCGAAGCTGAGTAGCGCCATGTGTGCCTCCTGTTGTGTATCTGGTGGTCAGCCAGGGAATTACTGGATGGTGCGGGTCGGGGTGCCGGTGATCTGGAAGTGAACGCTCACCTTGCCCACACCACCGACATCGGAGTCCGACTCGAAGTGCGTGCAGAAGCACGTGCCGGTGTAGAGCGGAGTTCCGACGACACCCACACCGGCAGGAGCGTAGTTGAACGTCACAACCGCGTTGTTGTAGAAAATGTCCGACATCGCGGAGTCAAGAGTCGTGGAGTAGTACGCGTCCGCAGTCATCGTCGTGTCACGAAGGCCCGGAATGAAGGACTTAGCCAGCGACCCGAAGGTGGTCGTCTCAGCCGTGTCGCGGGTCTGGGGGAACTGAACCACGTGGAAGTAGGTCGAGTAGTCAACGACCGTGGTAGGGGTCGCAGAGGTACCGAGCTTGAACCCGGCCTTTGAACCGTGAATGGGAGTAGACATTATTGATTCTCCTTAGTGGCTTATCGGCCGCGAGCGAGGACGGCAGTAAAGGATCCGGCTCCGGTCCAGCGGAGTCGGACGTATCGACGTACACCAGTCGGCACTTCGATGAGATACGACCCCGCAACCGTCGCGGAGGCCGTGTAAGTAGCTAGGTCAGCGAAAGTCGTGTTATCCGCGCTGTCTTGAATCTGAAAAGCAATCGGTGAAGTGGTAACAGTGAAAACCTGGATCGTCGCGGTTGCGTTACTGGTCGCGGCGGTCAGACCACCATCCACCGAAGCAGACGGAGAAGTAGGGCTACCGTTCGCAACCACGGCACCCTTCATCACCGCACCCGAACCAGTGAACTTCGCAGCGACAGAAATAGCGCTGGAAATATCAGCATTCACATCGAGCCCCGTGGACTCGACATACATACTGTGGCCGGGGTTTCCGATAGCGTCCCCGCTAGGCAGGTAGGTAACAAATCCACCGTTCGAGCCCGAAGTGGTCAGCGCCGCGTTGAGCGCAGCTTCAACACCGAGAGCCGTGGTGGCAGCGGTCGCGTCGGTGAAAAGAAGCCCGGTCGCACTCAACGTCGAATCCTTGAGCCCGGGGATGAACGACTTGTGGACCATGCCCAGAGTCGTCGTATCTGCCGTGTCCCGCTGGTTGACCCACTGAGCGTTCTTCAGGTAAGTGGTCAGAACCTTCCCGTTGAAATAAAAAGCCGCAGTGGAGCCGTGGATTGGCGTGGTCACAGGGACTCCTCAGCAGGTGCAGCGGGCGCGGGCGCGGCAGCAGGAGCATCAGCGGCCACTACGACGGGGGCTGGACTCTGCACTACAGCAGGGCCAGACACCTCGACCGACTGGATGTTACCGGCGTCTAGCTCATTGCTGAGTGAAGTCGGAGACAGGTCGTGGACTTCCTCTCCCTTTTCCACGCGGACATGAGAGCCGTCCACCATGGAAACGTAATCCATACCCGTCATAGCGATGTAGCTCATGCCGTGTTCCTCCAAATCACAAAGCTGCACGAAAATTGGTTGTTGTTCTCACCATCCGGAGCAACCTCAGCCGGTCGGGAGTTACCCCGGATCTTGGCGTAGGTCGTTCCGTTCAAGAGCAATGGACCGACATCTT